CGCTATGCCAAGGTTCTTCACAAGCTCTATCGTCTCGGGCAGGTGCTCCATGAAGCCGCTTATCGCGTCCATGATGCCTTGGAGCTTTTCCCTCCACTCGTCGGGAAGGGCGTCCATCATTGCCTGCTTGAACTGCGCCCATATCTCTGGGCCGTGCTCCGAGATGTAGCTGGTAAGCTCCTTTATGATTTCTGCCACTCGCGGGATGATGAGTGCCGCTGCGTTCCCCACGCTGGTCATGAGGTTCTTGGTGCTCTCGGCCACGTCCATGTCTGGGTCGGCGAGGGACATGAGCCAGTTTTGCCAAGCTGCACCGACGCGGCCGATTGCGCCCTCGTAGGTGGTAGCACCCTCGTCCATGGCGGTTCCAGCGATGCCGTACTCCTCCTGCACGACGTGTATCGCTTCCACGATGTCCGCGAAGCTGTCGATGGAGTAGTCGACCATCTCGCCGTTCTTCGCTTGGATGCTCTCGGCCGTCTCAAGCAGGCGCTCCATCTCGCTCTTAGTGCCTGAGAAGCCTAAGTGGAGGTTGTCCAGCATCGTGAAGTTGCCCATGGCGAAGCCGCGATACGCGTTCTGCAGCATCTCGATTGGAGTGCCCATCTTGGCGGCGTTGTCGGCCATGTCCCTGAGCGCCTTGTCGGACAGCTCGGCCGCGCGTTGCTGGTCCTCCGCCGTGGTCTCGACGAAGTCGTTGGTGCCAGAGGTAAGGAGCCTCTTCTCCTCGTCCATGGCCTTCTTGAGCTGAGAGAGTCGGGCGTCCTGTGACTTCTTCATGGCTTCGAGCTGCTGCCGCTGCCCGTCTTGGACCGCTTCGAGCTGGTCCTCGTTCGCGCGCTGCATCTCCTTCAGCTCGTCGGAGTTGGCCTTCTGGAGCTGCTTGAGCTTGTCCTGCTGGGACTTGGTCAGCTCCCTCATGTCGGCGCTGTGGGCCTCCTGCATGTCCTTGAGGCCCTGCTTGCGGCTCTCTACGTACTCCTCGCGCTCGCCTTTGTACTGCTCCTTGAGCTGGTCCCTGCGCTCCTTGGCCTGCTGCTTGATGACGTCCTTCTGGTCCTTGAGGGTGTCAATCTGGGCCTTGCGTGCGGCCTCGCGCTCCTCTTGGGCGGTCTTCTCAAGGAAAGAGGTGAGCTGCTGCTGGGCCTTCTGGCGCTGCTCCGCCGTCTTTGCGGTGGAGATTGCCGAGCGGAGGTCCGCCTCCTTCTGGGCGTTCTCGCGCTTCTTCAGGGCCTCGCGCTCTGTCTTGGTCTGGCCCTCAAGTCCCTTTATCTGGTCCTCGATGGCCTTGACGCGGTTGTACTCGTCCTCGTCTATCAGCTTCAGGCGCTCGGTGTACTCTTGGTCGATGAGGGCGATGCGGGCCTCCGTGGCCTTCTCGTACTCCTCGACCTCCTTCTCCTGCGCCTCGGACAGGGCCTCGCGCTCCCTCTCGAAGGACTCCTGAGCGGCCTCCACGCGCTCCTGCTGGGCCTCTCGGGCCGCGTCCAGCTGGTCGCTGAGGCTTCGCTGCAGGGCCTTGTTCTGCTTTCTGAAGGACGATTGCATGGCCTCGTACTCGGCCTCGTATGCCTCTTTGGCAGCGTCGTACTGGTCCTGCAGGGCCTGCACCATGTCTCCCGTGCTCGACTGCAGGGCTTGGGTGCGGCGCTTCTTGACGCTCTCGATGAGCGTGGTGGCGAAGCTGGAAATGTTCTCCATGTACTGGTTGGCGGACATGCCAGCCGTCTCATATGCCTTCTGGGCGTTCTCTATGACGGTCTGCGCGGAGTCGCCGAAGAACGTCTCCATGCCGCCCTTCAGCTGCTCGAACTGGCCGTAGGCGTCCAAGGCCCCTTGGATGAGGCCCCTGACGGACTGGACGGCCCCCATGACGGCCGACTTGACCGCGTCGCCCATGAGCTGGGCCTTGGCAATCATGCCAGCCGATATGCTCTCCATCTGCGGTGACGCTTGGTCATCAACTGAGATTTTGACTAGGAGGTTCAGGAGGTCCATAAGCTACTCCTCTAGGCGCGAAGCCACGTGGTCTACGATTTCCTCCGCCGTCCGCTCTGGCCGCTCTCGCACATCGACAATCTCCTCCCAGCGCTTGCCGAGGTACATCCCCTGCGGGATGAGCCTAAGCGATTCCGTGACGTACACGCGGTACGCCTTCTCTATGATTTTATCCTCATATCGGGCGATGCAGTAGCGCACGAAAGACTTAAAAGAGGACGGCCCACGGTAGTCACCGAGAGCCGCCCACATAAGCTGCCTGTCCTCGTGCGCTAGGCGAAAAAACCCAAGAACTCCTCGTCCGTGAACAGGTCGGTGAGGTCCTTGATGAGCTTGGGGAAGGTCAGGCCATCCTCGTACTGCGCTGGGGTCATGTCGTTCACCGAGGCCATGATGGTCACAAGCTCGCCCTTGTGCGAACGCACAAGCTTGGGCAGGGACTCCTTGACGCGTGTGAGCACGAACTCCGTGGGGGTCATGCCCTCGGGGCACGGCTTGCGCTCGAAGATTGCCGCCGCGTCCTTGTCCATGGCAATCGAGATTACGGGGTCGATGATGTCGGCCACGACGTCAAAGACCCTCTCGCCCTTGATTTCAGACAGCTTCATGGTTAATTCCCCTTCCTAGTCTTTCCTCGCCTTAGGAGCGCTCGTAGTACGTCTTGGAGCTGTCCACGGTGGTGTCCGAGGTGAGCGTGTAGGTGTACGCGCCCTCGGTGCCAGAGCGCTCGTACCAGCCTTCCTCGGACGGGTTCTCGGTGCCCTCGGGCGTGACCGCCGTGTAGGTGTACTCGGTGACGCCCTGCTTGATGTACAGCTCATACGGAACGCGGTCGATGTTCGACAAACTGAAGTGTCCAGTAAATTCGAACGAAAAATCGCCTTTCGACTTATTGTTCGATTGGATGGCGAAGCCGTTTGTGTTCAGGGCGTTGATGAGGTGGATGGCGATGAAGCCCGCGTTGTCGCCCGTGTTCTGGTCGGAGTAGTCGCCGACCCACCACACGTCAACGAAGTCGCGTTCGAGCAGGTCGACTCGGGGCGTGACCTTGCCCGTGGCCGCGTCGACGTCGGCCGCGCCGATGAGGACGCGTGCCAGCTCGGTGTCCACGACCTTGAAGGTGCCGCTCATGGTCGCGGTGACGGAGTCGAGCTTCTTCAGCTCCTTGGTGTTGGCGGGGACGTTGTCGATGTCCTCGCCGAAGTCGACGTACTCGGGGGACGCGGTGAAGTTGACGCCGCCGCCCGTCGCGCCGAAGATTTTCGTGCGGTCGAGGGTGCCAGCCGTGGGGTCGAAGGCGGTCAGGAGGACGCCCGCGTTGAGCTGGAGCTTGCTGAAGGTGTCCGCCGCTACCTGTGTGAATTTCATTGTCTGTCCTTTCCTCTACGGGATTAGGTACTCGACTGATACGTTGATGAGCCTGCGCTTGACCTTGTCATCGCCGCTCTCGATGTTGACCGCCTGCGCCCAAGGGTCCCCGCGCTTCACCCAGAGGATGCCGCCGTCGCATCGGACGGTCGTGCCGCCCTCGCCTATGGCCTCGCGCATCTCGCGGACCTTGGCGTTGGGCTGTGCCTCTGACTCGGTGCGGTACCAGAGGTTCACGGGGACGTTGACCTCGCCGCCCGACCACTCGCCCACCACGAGCTGGTAGGTGAGGTACGGGTACGGCTGGTCGCTCGGGACGCTGGACTCAGCGAGCGCGGGGATGCCGAAGCCCTCGAAGAACTGGTGGAGCGCTGCCTCTGGCGTCATGTCAGGCTCCATTCCTCTGCCGAAACCTGCAGGAACTGAAAGCTCGCCACGTCGGGCGTGTGGTCATCGTCTGAGTCGGAGGTTACTCGGAACACCTTGCCGTCCGAGTCCCTGCGGAACACGTCGTGGAAGTCTAGGGGCGTGGACCTGTCGGCGGTGACCGTGTAGACTGCCGTGACCCCTTGCTTGAAGGCCGTGCGGGCGCTCATCGAGTTGTCCAGCACGATTGCCGCCTCGAAGCTCGGGCCGTCAGCCCATGCCACGGTCCAGCCGCCCTCGCCGTCTGGGACGCGACGCTTCTCTAGGAGGGTGCAAGCCGTCTTGAAGTCATCGATGAGGCTCATCCGATTTTCCTCCACGGGTTGAGGTCGGAGACGAACGCCAGCTTCCACCCTGAGAGGCCACCAGAGCCGCTCTGAGAGGAGATGTCGTCCTTGAGCGTGTAGCTGTAGCCCCCGAAGGACTCGGACGTGTAGGGGCTTGTCCGCGCCTTGTGGATGGCCTCTGCCGTGTCGGCCTCGTACTGCTGGATGCGCTCGACAACCCGAAGGAGCGCGGGCGGGATTGCGCACACGGTGACCTTGCCCGTGAAGGTCTCGTCGGTCAGCTCGTCATCGAGGTGCAGCCCCTCGTTGAAGAAGCTACCCTCGATTCGGTACCAAGCGCCGTCTGGGATGTGGTCGGCCACTGACGCGGGAAGCGTCCCGCCCTGAATCTCACAGTCGTGGACGATGAGCGCGTTACGCTCGAACCAGTTGTGGATGTGCCACAGCACGTCCTCAAGGATTCCCGCGTCGATGTCCATCATTCCTCCTCTTGCTTGGCCCTGCGCGTGCGCTTGGGCTTCGGCGCTTCCTTGGCGAGCTGCCCGTACTTCGTGCCGTTCAGGCGTTGGAGGCGCTGGGGGGACACCTCGAAGATGTCCCCCTCCTCGCGCATCACGCCTGCGTCTAGGTCACGGAAGGGCTTCACGCAGACCGCCTGCATCCTACGCCCCAGCCGTCTCGGTGACGGTAGCGACATACAGGCTGTAGGGGTTGAACAGGACAGGGATGAACAGGGCGCTCGCCTTGGTCCACAGCACGGCGGGGTCCTTCTCGGACCACTGGCTGATGTAGGTGTACTGGTCGCGGTTCTGCACTCCGCCCTCGTAGTAGGAAGCGAGGTCGACCTCGGGCGGGACGCCCCACAGGCCCGTGCCAAGGCGCATGCCGTTGGCCGTGCCGAAGAACGTGACCTTGTTCTTCGGGTAGTAGCGCTTCTGGTGGACCACGGGACGGCTGTTCGCGTCAAGCGTGTAGGGCAGCGAGTAGGACAGGTCATCGGTGATTACCTGAGACAGGCCGAACTCGTCATCGAGCCACGCGCGGAGCTGCGCGTTGGTCACGAGCACGCCCTCCATGTTGACGCCATTGATGGCCTTCTGGACGCCCTTGTTCTGGCGCATCTTGGTAAGCGTGGAGCGAGCGCAAATCATGCCCGTGAGGGTCACGCCCTTGTCGGCTGCATCGTCCACAAGCTCCTGAAGCTGGGTGCTCAGGTCCTTGGCCGCGCCATCGCCCACGTCGACGGTCAGCGTGAGGTTGGCAGCGGGAACGCCATAGTCGACCGTGAGGTCGATGTTGTTCTCCTTGATGGTGACCTTGCCAGTGGCCAGCAGCTCTGCGCGGGCCACCTTGGCGCGGGTCACGACCTGATTGGACAGGTCGGCGGCGAAGTCCATGACCTCGTCGTACAGGGCCTCCTCGCGGGTCACGCCGCGCTGGGTGAGCTGGCGCAGCAGCTCGCTCGTGTTGCGCTTGACCTTGATGAGGCCCTTCTCGACGTTGTGCTCGTCAATCGGCGCGGCGATGGACTTCTGCGCGGGAACGTCGAAGGCGTGGAACTGGGCCATCTGCGGGATGGAATACTCGCTCGCCATCGTGTGGTAGGTGGCGACGAGGTTGGGCGTGGTCTGGTCGGTGAACAGGCCCTCAAGCGGGTCGTTCGGACGGGACACGCGCTGGAAGCCCGTGGTCAACGTGTCCGCAGGATTGAGCATGCCCAAGACATGGTTCTGGAAGGTAGCCATTTGCTGTCCTCCTTAGTACGGGCGGGTGATGGTCGGGGTGGCCTCGATGACGGTGATGCCCGTCAGGGCCGTGGCCGCGTCAGAGTCGAGCGCGGCGGGCAGTCGGTCCGCGTAGACGGTGCCCTCGGTGACGATGCTGCCCATCTTGGCGCCCTCGGTCACGTCGATGTCCTCGTAAAGGAGGCCGATGGCGGTGCTGCCGTTGGCGGGAATGACCGCGCCAGCGGGAACGACCTTGCGGCCGTCGTCGCGGGTCACAGCCTGCGCGTGGTTGGCGGGGATGGTGTAGGACTGGCGGAGGCACGTCTCGTCATCAACGAGGAAATGCCCAGCAGCCCAGCCGTAGCCCTTGCTGGGGCCGTCGAAGTAGCTCATGCTTACTCCTCTGCTTCGGATTTGCCGTACTGTCGCTCGTACCGCGCCTGCATGCGCTCTGCGAGCTTCGGGTCCGCGCCCTCGGGAACCTTGCCGCCCTCGGGCGGCGTCTCGGGATTGGAGCCTTGTTTGCGGGTCTTCACGATGAAGTCCGCCCACTCGCTCTTGGCCGTCTCCTCAAGCTTGTCCGCGTCCTTGAGCTTCCCGTCCTCCAACTCCACCTCGGAGAGGTCGGTGAGCTTCAGGATGGACTTGATGCGCTTGGGGTCGATGCCTGCCTTCTCAAGCATGTCGCGGTACGCGCTGGCCTTTGCCGCCTGCGTCTTCTCAGACTCGGTCTGGGTCTTGAAGTCCTCGAAGGCCTTGTGCTCCTCCTCGTACTTCTTCTGCCATCCGCTCTGGTCCTTCGCCGTGGCCTTGGCCTCCTCCAGCTGCTTTTGGAGGTCTGGCAGCTTGTCCGCCTGCTCCTTGTACTGGTCGCGCTCTGCCTTGAGCGCGGTGACGGTCTCCGCGTGAGCCTCGATGATTGTGTCGACCTGTCGGTCCTCGATGCCCATGCCCTGCAGGAGCTTTCGCGTAAGCGCCATTTGTCCCCATTTCCTCGGAGTTTTCGGCGGACGATGCTTTGCCGCCTTCACTTTCCGAGGATAGCACGCACGGGATTTCGCGTCAAAACGCGGGAAGGGAGGCCGCGTGGACTGTCACGGCCTCCCCAAGCTAGGAGGGGCCAAGCCAGCGCTAGGAGGATGGAACGCGGCTCGGCATATCGATTGTACCAGACAGAAAAACGCCCCCGAAGGGGCGTCTTCCGAAAGGAGCGTGCACCCAAGATGTGCCGCGTCTCCGATTCTATCACACGTCCAGCATCAGGACTGGGTGCATCTGCATTCGGCCGAAGTCGATTACCTCCCGCAAGGCCTCGTCAATCTCGCCCAGCTCCTCGTCCGTGAGGCTGCGCGTGTCCATGTCGGGCGCGATGCCGAACAGGAGCAGATTCCCGACGAGCTGCGGCCTCATGTCGGTCCCGATTGCCGACACGGTCGGGGCCTCGGTCAGCAGCCCCTCGTCGTCGCAGACGATGTTGTAGGGCTTGCCGTTGACCCTGCGCACGGTGATGTCGATGCACCTGCACCCGATGAGCCTGTACATGTCCTCTAGGCGCCTGCCCTCGCGGACTTCCACGGTCCCGCAGTTGTCGTGCTCCACGTCTACCAGATAGCCTACCATCTCGTTCCTCCTACTTCCTGTACTTCTCGCGCCCGCAGGGCGTGTCGTAGAACCTGAACTTCGCCGTCTCCTTGACTGGCTCCCTGTCAGGCTCGTTTGCCCATCCCAGCCATACCCAGCGCGTCTTGCCGCTCGCCGTCGTGACCTCTCCGTAGCACTCGTGCGTGTCTTCCATCGTTCTCCCTGCCTTCTTTCGTTTGGTTGGTTCGTGGAGGGTCTCAGGCCCCCCCTCCCAGCTGGCTCTAGTATAGAGGATATCGGGCCGATTTTGGACGAGAATTTTATGAATATTTTTCGCCAGTTTCTGCATAAAAGTGGGCCTGTCCTCGGGGGTCAGACCCACTCCGCTGCATAAGGCTACCCGAGGAGGCTCTTGTACCCGTCGTTCCGCTTCCTTGCAGACAAGACTCTGCAAAGACTGGCAGCAGAGTCGGGACTACTCACCTGACATGCGCTTGCGCTTCCTCTCGTACTTGGCCGCGTTCGCGCATTTAACAGAGCAATACTTTTGGTTCGCTGTGTTTGACGTGAACTCTGACCCGCACCTAGAGCACCTTCTTATCTCAACCTTTCTGGTGACACCGTTCCTGCGCCTGCGTGCCTCGCACTCACATCTTGTCGAGCAATAGTGGCTCCTTTTTGTTGCAATGTACTTCTTGCCGCATACTTCGCATGTGCGCTCTACCTTTTCCCATGACTTTGCAAGCGATTCTGCGGTGTGCCTCACATGCCACTCTCGGCCTTCCTCGCTGTGGTGCCACTCGGCAGCCTTCTCTCGCGCTGCGTCGAGAGTTTCAAGCGCCTTTTTCCTGAACTCAGGGTTCTCCATGTTTCGTTTGCCGTGCATTGAGAGATGTTCCGTGGACGATATGCACTCTAGGTTCGATATGTCGTTGTTGTCTATGTCCCCGTCAATGTGGTGTATGTGACACCCATCTGGCACTGGCCCGTTGTAGAACTCCCATACCGCTCGATGGAGTTGCTTCGCACCTCTTCTTTCGCTGTTTCTCGTCGTGTGTTTGAAGTAGTACCTGCTCTTGGGATTCCTTATATAGATTTCCCCGTTGAACACGACTTCTTTTGGCTCCATCTGGTACCTCCCATCAGTTTTACCTACTGATAGTATACCATGCGGCGCTAGTAAAACTATCTAATACAAACGCGAAACGTACCCTTCATTTCTTTTCCTTGATATCATAATGCGTGCTAATGACGCGAGGGAGTCGACCGCATCATCGTGCTCCGCGTCCTCTGTCCAGTCGCATATCTGGTTGATGTACTCTGGGTCGGTGCCGTTGACGAACACGACCTGCGGCCAGAGCTGCTTGCCGTAGGTCTCTATCTTGAGGGCCTTGTTCATTGTCTCTGGGTACGGCACTACGGGAATCCCCATCTTCTTGAAGTCACGGGCCATGAAGCCCTTGTCGCCGTTGGTCTCGATGTGGAGCTTGCCCAGCATGAGACGGGTGTGGTCGGCCTTGATGAGGTCGGCAACGTCTGAGACGTGCTTGCGCCAGACCCTGCCGTAGACGTAGTAGGTTCCGTCCTCGTATCGCATCGCGGTGAACGCCGTGTAGTCCTCTCCGCCGTATGCCGCGTCCACGTGGCAGATGCCGTGGTAGACCTTCTCGTGGCTCGCCCCCGTCTTGGGGTCAGTGAATATCACGTCATCGGAGGGGATGAACCGTAGCTCGTAGTTAGCAGCCCAGAGGGAGGGTGTCATGCGTTCCTTGATGTGCTTGGCGTCCTCCTCCGTCATGACCTCTGGCATGGTGGTGTAGTCCCACTTGCGGGGCTTTGGCATCAAGCTACCAGCATCGTCAACGTGCCACGGAGTCATGGTGTTGACAATTCTGCCGCCACGGTTCTTGATATTCTGAAGCTCCATGTAGACGGACTTGGTGTGCTCGCGCTCCGCCCTCGAAGTCCTGTCCTTGAGGTTCACGATATCATCGGTGAATATCACATCGTAGTGCTTGCCAGTGAGCGAGCCGTTGACGCCCATGCCAGTGAGCTGCGAGCTTCCGCGCGGGTCGTTGGTGAGGTTGGTCGACAGCTCGTTCTGCGTCGATGTGGTCAGCACCACCTGAACGCCCCATATGGCGAGGGAGATTGCCCGCGTGTCCTCCGATTCGAGCATCTTCCTCACCTGCGCTATGACCTCCTTCACGTCTGAGTCGGTCTTGCGCATGAACGCCACGCGGAGGTTAGGGTACAGCACCATGATGAGCGCCAGCGAGCCAGCGACGCACGTTGTCTTACCAGAGCCACGGAACGCCTGAATGGTCTCGTCCTCCTTGCCGAAGACCATTATCCGCATCCACTCGCGATATACGGGACTCTTCCTAGCGAATCCCATGAGCCGCAGGTAGTTGTCGGGCTTTGCCT